CTTTGTTTAATGCTTTACAACCTGGCTGTAAAAAGAATGGTAAGTTTTCTAACATTAATGTTATACGGGACAACATCTCACGAGCAGTAGCGCCTTTGTTGGCTAATACTGCAATAGTCTTTTCTGGATGAAATAATGCATACCAAAGGAGGTAGGCCACAGATGAAATGGATTTACCTGACTGACGGCATGCCAGCACAATAGAAAATCTATTCTCAGTGAAATGATCGAACATACGCTCTTGATATGGATATAGATTGAATGGTACCAATCCTCTATCGAGGTGTATAACTTTAAGATATGTGCGGGCAAAGTATGAAGGATCTTTCATACATAATTGGTATTCAGCAACCTGCTCCATTGTCCATTGCTGCTCAACGCCATCCCTTTTGACATTGGGGTTGCCTAGATAAGATTCATTATTCTGGTTTGACATCAATTACATTTTCATCCTGATGTTGTTTATCACTGTCATCATGTAAGAATCGTTGTAGTTCTGTGGTAGAACCTATAAAGACATTATTATTTGTAGTATTCCCTGTTTGATTGGGATCATCTTTTGTCTGTGATAAATCTTTCTTTTTCTTATTAAGATCCATTAGTTTATCATTGACATCGCTGATACCTTTAATCATACCAGATAATACCTCAAATGCTCGGGGATGTTCAGATTCTCGAGCAACTTCCATCATAAGATCCAAACTCTCTCTACCCTTTTCAATTAAGTCGTAATAGGTGGCTCGAGAGAATTCATAATCATCTCTAACTTCATCCACGATGGTCACTTCATACTTATCTTTTTTAGCCATTATTAATACTCAGTTGTAGTTTCAGTAAATCCATAATCATCTTCGGGTACTGCATCTAATGGGTTAGGTACAGTACTAAGGTTAATTTGTTTAGTATCAACACCGCCTGACGTTGTACCCAAATCAACATTAACTTCTCTGATAATATCCCCTGAATCTTCAATGTTGCCGTAAAAATTAACATCCATAGTAAAATCTAAAGTGTAGATAATTGTTCTACGTTGATCTAGTGGTCCTTCATAACTATCTTCCATACCAACACTATTGAGTGTAATTGGAACATCCTCTTTAATATCAGTATAAGCTGCAAATGGTTTAATAGTGATATTATATTTTGGGCTGAATGTGGGAAGGATTTGTTCCACAATTTGTAAAGCATCATCCTGAGACTTGGCATATACGCTTAATTGAAAATTCAATATGTATGGGACAGGTTGTCTTACCTTATTGCGTATATCGGCGCTACTAGTAGAGGCTCTGGATAGCACGTTCATCTTATTAAGTTGACGACTAGGATCAATAGACATCCCCGTAATCTCGAAGGACATACGAGGTAGTTTAATGGCCACCATGCGCTCTTGTTCTTCACCATTCAGAGTTTGATTAATACGTTCCAAATAGCTACGCTTGGGGGCATAACTTAAAGGAACTTTAACCTGACTAATGGTCTCGCCACCTGAATTCTGTCTAACAACATATATGCTATCAAACAAAGATCCAAAGGAAGCTACAGCTTTTCTTATTCTTTGGTGGTAAAAATAGTTACCCAACATTATACATCTCCAAATGGATTACTTTCCGAGAAATCAATGAAATCGATATTGCTAAATTCATCATTCTGAGAAGTTGAGTTGTCTAAACCATCAACTAATTCATTGACTGCAGTGATGGTACCAATGGCCCCACTAGACGTGCCAGTTACTATATCCCCCACTGCATACATCCCATATTGACCATCATCACGCCCAATGTGGATTAATGTGAGTGTATTAGTTGCATCATTCCAATCAATAACTTCACTGTTCAGATATACGCCATTACCTTCATCAACTTTTACTTGCTCGCCTATCGAGAATGTCTCATGTGTCGCTGAGTCAAATGATAGTGTAAGATCAATTTTATAGTTTGTAGATGTTTCCAATACATTATCTAGTGCTCCCTCTAAATCAAAATCTTCGCCGTTATTTTCGAATAGTTGGGCTCTGATTTTAAATACAGGTAGATCTTGCAATTGATAGAATGGTGATTCAGAGTCAACTTTCATTATTTCAAATAACGAATTTGACAATGTCAAATAAATCAAATCACCTTCACGC